CCTCCCACTCTCATGGTATTCAGATACTTAAGTCCACAGGAGTTTCTGGTTCTGCTTCGTACATAATAGGAGCAAGCAGCGGTAATATTTCTTCTTATCTTTCTTCTTTCCCGCAAACACAGGTTGCATTTACTAGTGCTACGGGAAGTGGAGATGACCATGAAAATATGTCTCCGTATGGGGTTGCTAATTGGATTATTAGGTATAAAACAAATGAAGGGCAGCCTGGTATTGAAGTGGGGCCAAAGGGGAATAGGGGTGCTACAGGCCCCCAAGGCATTCAAGGAGCAACAGGGGCAACTGGCCCCATAGGAGCAACAGGTTCTGGTTTAGGCCCAATAACTTACACTTATACTAATGCAACATCAGTTCCTGATGGATGTTTTTCTTTTGATACAAATTCTAACGATTTCTTAAGACTTAGTTCTATTGAATACTCTACAGCAAATGTTGGAAATTATATTTCAACAATTCTAACAAACAACAATACAGAAAGAGCCGGAGTAGCAATAGTAAGACCATTAAAAAATCCAACATCTTTTTTAAGAATATTTGAATTAGGGCCTTCTTTTACCGTAGTTGCAGCAAATCCAATAGCAGGAACAACTCAACACTACAGAATGCAAATAAGTGGAGTTCTTGCAACTTTAGGAACCCCAAATTTAGGAGAACTGTATTCAATAACTATTATTCCTAGCCCAAACAACGGAACAAATGGTGAACCAGGCGCAACAGGTGCTGCTGGTGGTACTGGCCCTAAAGGAGTAACTGGTCCTAAAGGAGAAACTGGTTCTTGTGGATGTACCGCCGCAGACTATAGAAATATTTTCCCCACCGTTTATGTTTCGCCGGTAGGAGATCCCGTTTCGGATGTGGATTCAATTGGCCCACACAATTTCTCGACACTTTCCACTTCACCAACACAATATTCAGTGTTTTTAAATTCTTTAAGCGATTGGGGTGTTGTAAGGTATGCTGAAGAATTGGAATCTGTGTGGCAATCTCCGATATTAAAGAGATATTTCAATTCTGCAATCGGAATAACATCTGAACCTTGTGCAGGAAATTGTAAAGGTTCTAGTGGTTACATATCCTTATGTGATGCTGCTAGAGATACAGACACTTTAAATTATTTTACTTCACCAAAAGAAACAAATATTGTTTTGGTTAAAGATACGCCAAACACTGTTTTTTCAAACACTAAAACAAATATTGTTGATGGTTGTAAAATAAACATGTATGCTTCTTCGGATTCTTTCTTCAACAAAATACCCATAGGTTTGTCTGCGGGTCTTCTTTCTACTGCATACGGCAGTACAGGAAGAAACACGATGGTTCTTGATATATTCATGGACACATCTAATGTTGCTGTAGGAAATTATGTTGGTATTAGACCGGAATATTTTTCTCACACACTAACGGCATCCGCAACAGGACCACAATCGCTTGCAGGCATTTATAAAATAAACTCTGTAGAAACAGGAAAGGTTACTGTTAATTCTTCTGTTCCGTTTGGAATCAGCGGTTCAAGTGTATTTTCAGGTTATATTACTGGTGGAGTTTCTACAGATAACTTACAACGAGTAGACATTTATACCGTATCAATGAATTTTGCAGATTGCAGCGGTTACTTGGTTAATTCTGGAGAACTAACTTTAGGTCTTTCAACACAAGGCGATCCGTTTGTAATATCATTTGAGGGAACAACCTTTTCTTCAGAAACCGCAAAAGCAATTATTAGTTCTGGTTCTGGTTTGGTAAGAATTGGCGAAAATATGGCATTCTATGGATGGCCCGATTACGGTAGTGCTTTATACGCAACTAGAAACGGTCGAATTGAATCTGTAAACAATATATTTTCAGACTGCGGAACCGCTGTTGAATCTAATAGAAATGGAATAATCCTTATGAATAATCCGATCATTACTGGAAATCTTTACGGATTATCTGCAAAAAATTATGGAATAATTGATATTGAAGCAAATTCAAATAGTGTAAAGTTTACAAACATAGCAAATAACGGAGTTATAGGAATAATTAATAACGCAGAAATAACTATTAAAGATAGTTTTTCTAATTTATTATCTACCGGATATCAAGGCGGATTCTTTTTCTCCGGCTCTTCTAAATTGCTTGTTGAAGGAGATTCTCGCGCTATAGGGTTAACGGGAGGAACGGGACATACATCATTTGCTGTAGGAGGTTCTGGAGGAGTTTCGGGAAATAATAGTGTTCAGGCATTTTTGAATGTTAGTACACAAAGTTCTGGAGATTTATATTTTAAGAACGGAAATGGACTGGTAGGATTAAATGTTCCATCTTCAGTTAATCTTTCAGGATATATTTGGAATATGGGTAGAGGAAAAGTTTCATATTTTGCAACAACAAACAAAAAGGGATCGTCGGAAACAGATATTTCCGATGTTTACATACCACCAATACCGCTGTGAGGACAAACATGAAATTTGAAAGACTACAATCTGGTGATTTTTTAATTAATGGCAAACTAGTAAAATCTGCTGCATTTATGTTATTGGAGCCAAATTACACAGAACCAACAAGCACTGTATATTTGAAATACGATAATGAACATTCGCCTTACAGATTAATTAAAACTAAAGAAAAACAATATAAAATATTTGGTGTTTGGGATGATGGAGAAAGATATTTCAAAAGAATTAATGAATTTGTTAAAGTTTCAACAACTTTAGAAACCGAAGTTAATTCAGAAGAATTGGAAGTTTTAGAGGATGTTAGAGCGGCAATAAATCAAAAGAAAACATTTAATCGACTTGATAAAAGAAAATTAGAATATCCGAGTATTGAAGAACTAGTTGTAGCAATGTGGGAAAATCTTATAGAAAAGAAACCAAAAACAGAATCTGGCATTAGTTCTATTCAAAAATTAAGAAAAGAAATAAAGGCTAAATATCCTTCGGAGAACATAAATGCCCTCAGTCAGGACGAGACGAAAATTAGTTGATTACTGTTTGCGGGCTTTAGGCTCGCCTGTAATTGAAGTGAATGTAGACGACGAACAAGTTCAGGATCGCGTTGATGACGCTATTCGTTTTTTTTCTGAATATCATTTTGACGGTGTGGAACAGGTATATTTGAAGTATCAAATTCAACCTGAAGATATAGCCAATCGCTACATCTCGATTAAAGCCGACAATCCTGGCTTTCAATTGGCAGATAAAACTATAGTCTCTGAAGAACAAGACCAGCCTGGTGATATTTTATTACAAGATTTAATCACCAGCGTAACTAGAATATTTCACATAACCGCACAGTCTGTGGGTATGTTTGATGTTCGTTATCAGTACGCTTTGAATGATTTATACACATTCGGCACAATTGATTTAGTTCAATATGATTTAACTCAACAATATCTGTCTTTACTTAGACAATATTTGTCGCCAGAAAAAATGGTCAATTTTAGTAGAGTCACCAATAAATTGCAGGTAAACATGGATTGGAAATTTGTTGAACCTGGTCAATATTTTATTATTGAAGCGTATAGAGTTTTAGATCCTAGAATTTATACAGAGATATATGAAGATAGAATGCTTAAAAGATACTTAACTGCTTTACTGAAAAAGCAATGGGGTATAAATTTAAGTAAATATAGCGGAATAAAATTACCCGGAGACATAACCTTTAACGGAGATAAACTTGTTTCCGAAGCGTCTACGGAAATAGAAAATATAGAAAAACAAATAATGGATATGTATCAATTACCAACAGATTTTATGATGGGGTAATTTGTGGCACTTAATCCGTATTTTAACAAATTTAAAAACTTACCTGAACAAAATCTTGTTGAAGATTTGACTATTGAAGCAATCAAGATTCATGGAATGGAAATTTATTACCTTCCTAGAAGCATGATTCATAAAGATGATTTTTTTGGAGAAGCACCATATTCTAGGTTTTCTTCTTTCAAAATGATTGAAATGTATATGGACACAACCACAGCATTTGAAGGTGGTGATGCATTTACAAAATTTGGATTTGAAATTAGAGATAGTGTAAAGTTTACCGTTTCTCGAAAAAGATTTAAACGAGAAACTGGTATGGAAAGACCGATAGAAGGAGATTTGCTTTATTTGCCTTTAAATAGAGGATTATTTGAAATAAAATTTGTAGAACATGAAAATCCATTCTATCAATTAGGAAAACTTTTATCGTTTCAATTGACCTGTGAACTATTCCAATACAGCGAAGAGAAAATGAATACTGGAATACCAGAAATTGATGTTGTAGAAAATGATTCTAGTTACAACATTAACCTTTCTTTAGGAGTAACAGGTGGAACAGGAACTTTTACAAAAGGCGACACAGTATATCAATACGCAAGTGGAACAACTACGGGAACTGTGGAAAATGCAATTGCGAGAGCGAATGTTGTATCCTATAACCCGAACATCCCAAACAATATTACACTTTCTAATATCGTTGGTAAATGGTCGGAAACGACAGTAGGCAACCCCTATTACATCACTAATAATAGTTACTATAGAATTGTAATTGGTGTTGAGGATAAATTTGGGGTTTTTGTTGACGAAAGCAACAAAGAAATACAACAAGAGGCAGAACAATATTTTAACTTTAGCGAAAAACATCCGTTTGGAGAACCATAATAAATGTTTGATCATTTTTATCACCAAACGATAAGAAAAATTGTTGTTGCTTTTGGAGCAATGTTTAACAACATTTACATAAGCCGTTATGATGATAATGGTTTAGAAATAGAACGAATCAAAGTTCCTATTTCTTATGGGCCACAGCAAAAATTTATTCGTAGATTATCAAGAATAGGAACAGATTTTGATGCTACGAAGGTGAGAATAGAAAATTATCTTCCAAGATTATCTTTTGAAATATCAAATTTAAATTACGATTCAAGTCGTAAATTAAACACAATGAATAGGACTGTGTTTTTTAATGCTGCAAACACTTCTACACTAAAGACAAGGTATGAAAGAGTTCCTTATAATATGGATATGAATCTTGGTATTATGACTAAAAATACCGAAGATGCTTTACAAATAATAGAACAAATTTTACCGTATTTTCAGCCAGAATATACAGTTTCTTTGAGAATGAATGAATTGGACACAAATGTAAATGTACCAATAGTATTTAAAAACTGTGTTTTGGGTGAGGGTGATGATGGTTCTTATGGTGGATATGATCTTAGAAAATTGACTTACGCCAATCTTTCATTTACTTCAAAGTTTTATATGTACGGCCCAATCAAAGAATTGGGAGTTATTACCGATACTGGTGGAGTTACTATAATTCCTGGAGGTCCTTCTGGCCCAACCTCAATTGATGGTGCTGGAGGAATAAATCTTATAATAGGCGATGAAACAAATGGAATTACCGCAGCAAATATTAGAGTTTATGCTAATGAAGGAGTAACAGCAGGAAGTTATGTTCCTCTTGGCCCTACAGCACAAGAAAGTATTATAGAATTTATACCTAATACATGATGGGAGTTGAAATGAATGAAAAATTAAAAGTCGATAACAATTTAAATAATGTTATATTTGGTGAATCTTTATCTGGCGAATCGCTTGAATTAAATTCTCTTTCCCAAAACTTTTTAGTAAAATCTACTGCGTCTTCTATAACAGGACAAGCAGATTCCGACAAAGACTACCGAGAAGTAAGAGATAATCTTAAGCGAGTTATTGTTCAGTCGGAAGACGCAATTCAAGGTGTGCTTCAGGTGGCTCAGGAAACTCAAAGTGCCCGAGCATACGAAGTGGCTGCACAACTAATACAAGCAACACTAGAGGCGAATAATAAACTGATGCACTTGCATAAGCAGTTGAAAGATATCAAGCGCGAAGACCCAATCAAAACGGCAGGCAATGTTACAACTACAAATAACAACATTTTTGTTGGCAACACCGCCGAACTTTCCAAGTTTTTACGGGCTCGTAGAGATTTAGAAACAGCGACTAAACAACTTCCGCCCGATGGAGATATTATAGATGCCCGCTAAACAAGGAATCGCTTATCTCGGCAATGCGCTTCTCAAAGGGCCTGGTGTTAAAATTGAATATTCTCCCGA